CAGCGCCGTGCGCATGAACGGTTGGGCGCGGGCATACTGGGTACCGAACTCGACGTGACGCCAGTGGCGAGTGTCGCCGCCAGGCAGGCTGGCCAACGCATCGCTCTTGGCTCGACCGCCAGCACCACCCATGATCCCGACGCGGAACTTGAGATCACCGGTTTGCTTGAAGTAGCGGCCCGACCAGCGAACGGCCACATTTTCGGCAATGTCCGCCGCCGACTCCGGGTCATCGATCCGCTTGGCGTTGGCGATGGCCTGGTCCCGCACCACGTTGGCCGCCTTGCGCAGCGCGAAGCGGCCACCCTTACGCTTGATGTCGTACTGCAGCCCCTCGAGGCGGTCGCCCAGTGCGTCGAGCCCCTGGACGTCGAAGGTGATGGAGTCAGCCATCGTCTCGTTCGATCTGGACGCGGGATGAAGCACGACTATCCGCGACGAAGGTAACGACGACTTTCGTCAAATCGCCAGGCTCTTGGATGATCTGGAGGCTCTGCTGGGCTGGCAGGATTTCTCCGGTTTCTGCGTCATGCAGAGCGTAGGCGGTGCCATCCTTCGTGCGGCGCAGCGCGAGTTTCATTGATTCATCCATCATTGACTCCTTCGCTGCAGGGCAGCGTCAGGTACTCCCGGCCAGACTTGTCGTCGGGTAGTACGCCTTCGATGTTGTAGATCTTGCCGCGGCTGACGGCGCGCATCTGGGCGGTGACGCCCTCGCGGTAACGGATGGTGATGCGGGTTGTCACCGATGCCTGGGTCGCGCCAGCGGCGATGAACTCGCGCGCGCTGAGCGGTTCGATCGATGCCCAGACGGTCGTGACCGGCTGCCACTCTTCACTGATGCCGCCCGTCTCGGGGTTTCGGCCGGTGACCTTCTTCTGCAGGTCGACGCGGTGGCGTAGCTTTCCTGCCTGCATGTGGCCTCCTCAGCGCGCCGGCGTGCCGTCGAGCAGGGTCCGTGTATCCAAGTCGGCGCCATCGGCTTCTTCAGCCTGTGCCAGCAGCATGTCGACCACGGCGCGGTTTGACTCGGCCAGCTCGTGCATCGCGGCCGTCTGGCGATCGAGCGCCGCGACCAGCTTGTCGATGTCATTGGGCGCGTCGGAGTCCAGCGCGTCGTTCTGACGCTTCAACTCTCCATGAATGCGCTTCAGCCACGGTAGTGATGTGTCGGTCATACGCCCAACCTCCGGTACGGCCATAGGAGTGACTGAACGGCCATCGGCAATTCGGCCGTGATTGTGCCGGTGACGACACTCTCGCGGTTGGCGTACCAGTGGCCGATTAGCAGCAGCATGGCGACGGTGATGTCGTCATCCAGCAGCAGCGCATCGGAGTCATCGGCATAGCCGGTTTCGCTCGTCGTGGCGTAGAGCTTGCGATCTGTGTATCGCTCGACGTAGCGCTTGGCGGCGCCGGCATAGGTATCGAGGAGCGTGTCGTCTGCCTCGAATTCCGGCTCCAGCCGGACGTGCTGCTTGATGATGTCCAGCTCGAGCATGTCGGCTCCAGAAATGAGTGAGCCGCCAGTCGGCGGCTCAGGGTTTGATACCGGCGATTACTCGCCGCCGTTCTTTTGCTTCTCGGCGATGGCGGTGGCCAGCGCTTCCGGCTCCATTTCTTCGGCGCCTTCGATCTCCAGTTCGGCGGCGAGCTTCAGCTGCTCCTCACGCGCGGCGATCTCGGTGCGCTTGGTTTCGATGGCGTCGATCAGATCCGCCTTCTTGAGCTTGGCGGCGTTCTCGATGCCGAGCTCGGTGGCGGTGGCCTTGAGCTCGTCGACCGTGGGCGCTTTGCCGTTGCCGCCCGGGGGCGGATCGTTGTCGCTCGGCGCTGAACTTGAGGCGCCGACTTCCTCGGCGAATCCTTTGCGGATCAGCTCGCGCCCGTGAAGGTCGCCGGTGGTTAGCTTCTTCCCCGCCAGCTCGACCACACCGCCGAGATAGAGAGGCTTTTTGAGCTTCAGCTCCATGTCACGCTCCTATCATTGGGCGCCCCGGTGCGGGGCGCCCTGTCGGGTGGATCAGGTACCGGAAGCCGGCACCGTGAAGTCGCCGTAGACGAACGCCTCGGGACGCTTCACCGCCAGCGCCAGACGCTCCTCGCAACGAATCGAGATCATGTTCTTCTCGAAGTCGTCAGCGTTCTCGGTGGAGATCACCACGTTGGCGTCTTCGCGATCGAACAGCTGTGCGCCAGCGTTGAAGGCACCGGTCAGGAACTTGCCCTGGAACGCGGCGGCTTCGGTGGCGACTACCGGCAGGCCCCACAGCGTCGGGCCGGTCAGCGCGGCCGGGTTGGCCAGGATGTAGCGACCCAGGCTGTCCTTGGTCAGCTCGATCTTGGCCCAGTCGATGAAGTGCAGGACGTGACCGCTGGCCGGGAACCGCGCGAGCTGCGCCTGCAACATCGCGAGGCGGAGATCGTCGATTCCGGTCTGGCTTTCGACGGTGAACGCTGCCGAATACGTGGACGCCTGCGGGATGATGCCCTCGAGGTGCTGGCCGGTACCGTCACCGAACAGGATCTCCTGCTCTTCGACGTACTTGAGCCCGTAGCGGAGCTCGGCGTCGATCATCGACTGCAGCTGCGGCATGTCGTCCAGGATCTGCTTGGACGCCTTGAACAGGTGGGCCAGCGTGCGCACCGGGGTCATCTTCTCGATGAACTCGATATCGCTGTAGGGCTTGGTGGTGTTCTCAGCGACCGCGGCGGCGCGGTTGGTGAAGCCGCTCTGCTGCACCCAGTAGATCGTGTTCGATCCGGTACGGCCTGATGCGATCAGGTCACGAATGAACAGACGCTGCTTTGGCGTGACGTCGATACCGGGCTGACGGTCCGGCGCGATGATGTCGCCATCGATGTCCGGCGTGGTCAGCGCGTTTTGAACGGGAACGCTGACGCGGCGATTACCCTGCAGGTCGGCGGCGAAGGCTTTCAGGCTTTCCGCCTCGGCCACCAACATGCCGGCAGACTTCGCCGCGCCTTTGGCGCGATCGAGCGGCATGCGGGCGTATTCCTGCTCGAGTTCGCCCAGGGACGCTTTCAGCGTGTTGACGGATTCCTGCAGGCCATTCTGCGTGGTCAGCAGGCGGTCGACCGTATCCTTGGTCTCGGCGGAGAGCTTGCCGCTGTTCTTCGCTTCCTGGAGCGCTTGTTCGGAAGTGCCCTTGAGGTCTTCAGTGACCTTGTTGAGGGCTGCGGTTGCATTCTCGAGCAGTTCCGCCTGGGTTTTGCTGTTATCGGCCATGGTGGGTTTCCTTGGTAGCCGGTTACTGGATGCGCGCGAGTGTCGAAGTGAACTCGGCGAAGGCTGCGGCCGTTTTGGCCTCATGGTCGGTAGCGCCAGGCGTACCGTTTCCGGCAGCGTCATGCGTGCCGGACTTGAATTGCTGCATCAGGGAACGCCGCTCGCTGCGGGGAAGCCCGGCCTTGGCCATGGCGATATCCATGCGGCGGACGGCGTTGCGGTATTCAGTGCGGGCGTTACTGCTCTCCTCGATCTCGTCGGATTCGAGGAAGGCATCCGCCCAACCGACATCGACGGCAGCGCGTCCGCCGATCCATGTCTCGGCGTCTAGCTTCGTCTTGACGTCATCGATGGCGATACCGGTTCGCGCGGTGTAGATGTCGGCCATCGCGAAGTCGATCGGCTCCAGGAAGTCGGCGATCTCGCGAAGGTCGTTTCGGTTGCCGAGGGCGATCGTCCAGGCGTTATGAACCATGAAGAATGCGGCGCGACCGATGCGGATCTCGTCGGCAGACATGGCGATGAACGAAGCCGCGGACGCCGCCAGCCCCATTACGTTCACGGTGACTTGGCCCTTGTGCTCGCGCAGCAGGTTATAGATCGCCAGCCCCTCGAAGACGTCTCCGCCCGGGCTGTTGATATTGACGGTGACATCGGTGGTGCTGCCGACACCTCGCAGCGCCCCGGCAATGCGGCGGGCGGTGACGCCCTCCCCGTAAAAGTCTCCGATCGGTGCATAGATGCTGATGGTGTTCTCGGCATCGTCGCCGGCGGCGGCATGAAGACCGGGGTTCCATGCCTCGAGCGCACGCGGAGAGATGTCGCACTGGACGCCCGCGCGTGCGCGAGCCTCCGGCGCGGCCGGAAGTAGGAAGCGAGACATGGGTTACTCCGTGGTGTTATCGGGCTGGCCGGGGTTTTGGCCAACCTGGTCGAGCCGAGTCATATTCGACTGAACGGTGAGGAGATCACCGCCGTCGACCTTCGGTAGATTTTCGAGCTTCCGGACTTCGTTGCGGCTCATCCAGCCGTTCTGAAGTGCGGTGTTGTAGTAGGTGGAGCGGCCAGCGCTGTCGGCTCGAAGCAGCCCTTCGACAGCGAACTCAACATAAAACTGGTCGGAGTTGCCGAGCAGGCAGCGGGCAATCTCCTGCTCGATGTTGACGAGCACCGGACGCAGCGTGTTGGTCAGGAACTGCATGTTCATGCCTTCGACGCTGGAGGCCCAAGACGATTGTTTGTCCATGTGGCCGACCATGAACGGCGGCACGCGGAACCAGCGACAGATCTCTTCGATGCCGAATGATCGGGTCTCCAGCATCTGCGCCGCTTCGGGGTTCATGGTGATGGACTGATACTTCATGCCCGCCTCGGCGACCATAACCTTGCCGGCGTTCTTCGAACCCATGAAGCGCTGCAGGTTGGCATTCAATGCGTCGCGCTGCTTTTCCGTCAGCGTGTTGTCGGCGCTCAGAATGCCGGACGCCTGCATGCCTTGGGAGAAAACCTTGGCGGCAGCTTCTTCCGAAGCCGCCGCGGCGCCCAAAACGTTCTTGCCGGTCATGATCGGCAAGCAGCCGCATACGCCGTCGATGCCGAAGCCACGGATATGCATCATCCGGTTCTCGTCGATGATCCGTTGCTTGCCGGTCAGCGGGTCGACGTAGCGATACTCCAGCGCTCCGTTATCCAAACGCTTCACCGAAACACGCTGGGGCAGCAACGGCTCCAGTGCCACGATCCGGTTACCGATCATGCGCTTTTCGACGAACGCGTTACCCCACAGGCAGATGCTCGCCAAGATCATCAGCATGAAGCGTGACGGCGTCATCTCGCGGTTCGGGCTTTTGGTCAGCACCTCGTAAAGCGGATGGTTGCTCGCCACCGTTCTGGAGCCATCGCCGTTGCGCTGGTAGAGCCGGAGCGGCAAGGTCGAAATGGTCTCGGACACTAGGCGAACACACGCCCAGACCGCCGAAAGCTGCATGCTGTTGTCGACCGTCACCGAGCGCCCGCTGGATGACTGCCCATGCCACTCCGACCAGAACTCTCCCGATGTCAGACTGAGCGGCACCCCCAGCCAATTGAGAAGGGCCGACTTGACGCGGCCCGGATTGTCTTTGCGCGCCATCAGATGCCCACCATGATTGGGTTATTCACGAATCCGTCGATGTCGGGCTGCGTCGCCTGATCCGCCAGCATGGCGCGACCGATGGCCATGATCAGCGCGACGGCGCCGTCGATCTTGTTGTGGTCGCCCTGCTTGATCGGGCGCACCACGTCGTCATTGCCGGGCAGGTGCTTGCCGACCACGTTGCCGATACACCAGGTCATGATCGGGTTGCCGTCGTGATGGAACCGCCCGGCGATGATCGCGGCTTCGAGTTCCTTCATCGGATCCGACATGTTGGTGTAGTTCTGCGTGATGCTGATCGGGCTCAGCCCTTCGTCCTCAAGCTGGTGCGACAGGTTTGCCGCGCCGTGCGGATCGATCGGCGATTCGAGCGCTGGCGTCACGGTGTGCACTTCCTTCGCCGTCTCGAGGATCTCGCGGTAATCGACCTCGCTTCCCTCGGTCGCGAACAGGTGCTGGCTTTCGATCCATGCCTGATAGCGCTGCGCCATCCGCATGTCATCGTTATCGTGGGCGGTGTCTTCCGGCACCCAGAACCGCGGGCTCACGCAGTAGTAATGCCGCTTGCCGTCGATCGTCTTCACGAAGAGACGCGCCATGCTGTTCATGTCGAGCTTTCGCGCCAGGTCGAACCCGAGGTAGCAATTCCAGCCGGCGAACTGTTCGGGCGTCAGCGTCGTGTCGCCGCAGCGCTTCCACTCCTCGAGGTTGAAGAACGCTTCTTTCGAGGTAACCCAGAGGTTGAGGTGCTTGACCTTGAACTTGTTGGTCTGACGCGCGCGGGCGATGGCCTGCGCCTGCATCGACTTGAGGAAGTTGACCTTTACCGACACGCCAATGTTCGGGTTGGCCTTATATAGCGCGGCTTCGCTGGTCCAGTCG